ACTGCAACTTTCACAGTTATTTTTTCTTCTTTTTTCGTCTATGTTGATAAGTTATTTTCTTACTACTTGTTTTTTCACGTTTAAATCTTGCTTTTTCGGCTGCTGTCATCTCTCCGACAGTCTTAGGTGTCTTACTTGAGATACGTTTACTAGGTCTACAGGCAGGATAACCTCGTTTTTCGCCTTTTGTACGACCACAGGGCTTACCAGTTTTAACATCAACCCAATTTTCTTTAAACCAACGGGTCAAACCACCCTTTGCTCTAGGGTTTGGGCTACTTTTTGCCACGTTTTTTCTCCACTCGATAAGTGCCGCCACGTTTCTTATACTCTCGTACAAGCCACGCATTAGCATAAGCACTTGGGTAAACCTTAAATTTACGCTTGGCCTCTGCTTTTACCCTAGAGTATAACGCTTTATTTACAGGAACATTCACTTCTCTTCTTACCTCCCTTCTTTTTCTTCTTCTTTTTCTTAGTCGTAGAATGGTACATAGTAAGAATTAGGTATCTTAATATATTCTAAACGAAGTTTGGCCTAATGTCTCTGGTTTGGCAAGGTTAAATTGCTGCAAACATAAATAACCGAAAGCATCAAAAGCATGGTCAACTCCTAAATTTTTATTAGGTAAACCAGTATTAGGTGCGTAAGTTAAAGTTCGTAGTGATTTTATTAATTCTTTACAGCGTGGATGAATAAATGTTCTTCTTTCTCCATTTGCATCGTACAAAGCTGTATTAACAGCAGTTATCTTATCTCTTATTTTCCAAGGACTTTTGGGACTCATAACAGTAAAACCACTTCTTCTTAAAATATTGTGGTCTGTAACTCCCACCCCACTTGTTTTTCGAGCACTACCCGTAGGGTCTGGACACGCAATTATTCTTCTATCTATCCCGTATCTTCGGTTAACTTCTTCAGCAAAATCCCAAGTTGTTGCACCTCCCGTCAACAATATCTCATCAAACACATAGAGACAATCATTATGCTTCACCGCACAAATTCCGACCATAGGATCAACGTTAAAATCCAAGCCCAAAAGTAAAGGCAACATTTGTAAATCTTGAATCTCGCCACTAATATTGTCATCATCAAAACTTACAGCCACCAATCCTGTAAGATTCTCGAAACTTGCCTCGAACTCCTGCTTAAATGTTCTGCTATCTAATTGTGCTTTGGCTGCCTCTACTTCTTCGGCTGGAACATTGCCCCCGTCTATTGTAGTGAAACTCCATCTCCTCCAATCACCACTTTCATCCTCTGGAACGTAGCACCATAAATCGTAAAACCAGCTTGCCGTGCCATCGGGTGTTGAAATGAAAAGTGCCCAACCCTGTTTATCTGCTAAAGCTGGCCTGATGACTTGGAACCAAACGTCAGAGTCCATAAATGCTGCTTCATCAAGCACGACTCCAGCTAAACTTCGACCTCTCAGCGTGGTTGCGTTTTCTGTTCCTTTTAGTTCAATAAGTGAGCCATTTATTAGTTCGATCTTTAAATCTGTTTCATTTTTGCTTTTTATCCAAGAAGTTGGCACTAATTTTTTCAATTCCTTCCAGGCAATGTCTTTTGCCATGCGATATGTAGGGGCACAATAAAAATATGTCTCGCCTGGTCGTTTTATCGCAGCATTTACAAGTTCAATACAAGATAAATAGGATTTTCCAAATCTTCTGCCAGCCACCAGTACCCTAAATCGGTTTTTTGCATTGAACACCTCCCCCTGTGCCCAACGTAATGTTAGATTTTCTTTTGTTTTTACACTCATGTACTACAGATTAACCTTAATTTTGATGGATTTGCTAGTTTTTATCGACTAATACGCTATTTTAAGGTTATTATTCAATTAATAACATAAGTTTCAGTCCGTGACAGAAGCAATCCTTAACAATTTTGATGACTCGTTCGCTCCAAGGGAAAAGAAAAGGAATCCAGGTAGATCGCCAGATATGGTTATAGAGCAGAGAAGGCATAGATTGTACAAAAGACAATTAGATGGTCTACCCACAAGGCATTTGGTTTTGGAACACGCTTCCAAAGAAGGGGTATGTGTAAAGACTGCATGGAACGATTGGAAAGAGGTTAGCAAATGGAATGATGAGGATTGGCAAAAAGATAGGGAAAATATGATCGCTCGCATACAAGCCATGAGAGTAAGGCTTTTTGATAAAGCGGTTCGTAAAGGTCAGTTCCAGACTGCTGCTCAGATATTAGACTCTTTAGGTAAAGTAGTAGGGGAGAGTGTAGAGACTGTGAACATAAATGCTCCAGAACTAGCCATACGAATAGAAAATCAAAAAGATAGTTGACACTACTGTAGTATTGTACTATAATAAATAGTGTAGAGAGAAATATTTTAGCCGTTATTCAGTAAGTTCCCTAGGTTATGTGACACTTTGTGACAATCTTGCAACTGTCCCCCAGGGTAGGTGGTAGCGGGTAGGCCTGGGAAAAATAACAACATAATTTTTTTTTTTATTTTTTATAACTATATTTTTTTTGCCTGGTATTTTTTCTTACATCAAAATTACAATTTCATTGTGTCATCTATTTCCTAAGATCACTTGCACCAATTACCAACAACAAAACATTCTTTACAATAGCAATAGAAAGAAAAGAAAAAACCCGAACCAATAAACACTAATAAGTAATAATAATTTTTTA